ATGGGTTATACATTCCCACATCAAACTGGTGATAATGAAGGTAGAAGACATACTTATCTTGAGTATTTGATTCAAGATGGTAATCTTGATCATATTATGATGTTTAGTATCTTCTCTTTACCTGATGATTATCACAGACGAGATTACATTATGAGATTAGCAGTGGCACTTAAAGTTAAGTTGCATTTTGCTAACGAGGAATTCGTATTGGATAGTTGGGAGATGCTAGATAAGATAGAGTACTTAAGAAACTTTACTAACGATTGGAGTAACCCAGTATATGAGAGTTCAAATATGGCACTCCCCACAACTGAATGAATGGAGATGGTCCCTATATACTAAAACATATGCACCCAAGGGCGATTCACACCAACAGACGGGAAGTAGGAAAGAAATTCGTGAAGCAATGAATGATGTAGCAACTACGATTGAGCATTTAATCGAGTTGAGGGAAAAAGGTGGTGATTCTGAGGGTATAAATATATAACATATAAAGATTTATCTCGTAAAATAAAATGGGTCTTAGTCGCTTAGATAATTTTCTGAAGAACAGTCGTGGAGATATTCTTTACGTTGATCCTTCAAGTATAGACTCAACCGATAGTATTGAGAACCAAGGTAACTCTCTGGTAAGACCCTTTAAGACGATTCAAAGGGCACTGATTGAGGCAGCCAGATTCTCCTATCAGAAGGGGTTGGATAATGATAGGTTTAGTAGAACCACAATTATAGTATATCCAGGTGATCATGTTATAGATAACCGTCCAGGTTGGATACCTATCCATGATAATCCTTTGTCTGGTAATAACTGGATGACAAGAGGGGGATCGGGATCTAATGGGTTAACTGAATTTACTTTAGATACAAATTTTGATATTGATAGTGATGATAATGATCTTTATAAGATGAACTCTGTCTTCGGTGGAGTTATTATTCCCCGTGGTACTTCTATTGTTGGACGAGATCTTAGAAAGACTAAAGTTAGACCAAAGTTTGTTCCAAATCCAGAAGACGGAACTATTGATACAACATGCCTCTTTAGGGTTACTGGTACTTGTTACTTTAACCAGTTTACATTCTTTGATGCAGATCCTAATTCATTAATATTCCAAGATTACGGTAATAATAAGTTCGTACCTAACAAGTCACACCATAAACTTACTTGTTTTGAGTATGCTGATGGTGTTAACTCTGTTAAGTTTGCTGACTCTTACTTAAACTATAATACAACAAGAACTGATCTTGATATGTATTATCAGAAGATCGGTTTACTTTATGGATCTTCTAGTGGAAGAGAGATTACTCCTGACTTCCCTAATACTGGTGTAGATATTCAAGCAAAAATTGATGAACACCGTATTGTTGGTTCTCAAGGACAGAATATTGGTATCAGTAGTATTAAGGCAGGTGATGGTAATACATCTTCTACCCAGATTACAGTTGATATTACTGAAGCAATTAAAGGACTTGACGTTGATACTCCAATTAGGATCGAGGGTGTTCCTGTTGGTGGATACAATGGATCATTTGTTATTAATAAGGTAGAGAGTGATACTAGAATCAAATATAACGTATCCTCTGCTCCTGCAAACGCACTTCCTAATATTGTAAGTGGATCACCAACACTTAATATTGTTGTTGATACAGTTACTTCTGCTTCTCCATATATCTTTAACTGTTCATTACGTTCAGTTTATGGTATGTGTGGACTCCATGCTGATGGTGCAAAAGCAGATGGATTCAAATCTATGGTTGTTGCCCAGTTCACTGGTATCGGACTACAGAAAGATGACAACGCATTTGTTAAGTACAACCCTACGTCTGGTGTTTACGAGGACTCTACTGCTGTATCTAATTTACACACAGATTCAAGAGCACTCTACAAACCAGCCTACACTAACTACCATATTAAAGCATCCAATGATGCGTTTTTACAGTTAGTATCTACATTCGGTATTGGTTATGCTAATCACTTCGTAGCAGAAAGTGGTGGTGACCATTCTATTACAAACTCCAACTCTAACTTTGGTTCGAGAGCGATTGTTTGTAAGGGATTTAGGGCAGATGCCTTCCCAAGGGATGATACTGGATATGTTACACACTTCATTCCTCCACAAAAGATTACTGGTAAGGATATAGGTATTGAATTTTTACCTATTGATGTTGAGAAGACAGTTAGTGTTGCTAACTCATCGAGATTATACTTATATAATAAATTTAATGTTGCTGAACCACCTAATACAGTACTAGAAGGTTATAGACTGGGTGCTGCAAAGAATGATGATTTAAAGGCAATCTTTAATATTAATGGTACTCCAGTTACTAAGAAGTCGAGAATAGTTCTTCCTGATACTCAAGGTACTGGTACAAAAGAAGTAAGTTCTATTAAGACAACTATTGTTGGTAGGAATACTATTGGTATTAACAGTATTACTTCTAATATCTTTACTCTAACGGATAGTCACCAGTTTATTAATGGTGAATCTGTCAGAGTAATGAGTGACGATGGTGAACTTCCTGATGGTATAGACCATAATACAGTTTACTATGCAATTACTTCTGGTATTAATAGTGACCAAGTTAAATTGGCACAGACATTAAATGATACTATTAGTTTAGCACCTGTATCGGTTAACAGTAAGGGTGGTATTTTAAGTATTGAGTCTAGAGTATCTGATAAGGGATCAGGTGATATTGGTCACCCAGTTCAGTATGATAGTACTATTGGTCAATGGTATGTTAATACAAGTACAGTCAACAACGAGATTTATGATTCTGTTGTAGGTCTTGGTACATCAACTTTAGGTGCTGCATCTCCAAGAACATTCATAACTAGAAAACCTGATACGAGATCACTAGATGATAGGATCTATAAGGTAAGATATGTTGTACCTAAAGATTCTACTGTATTATCCAAACCACCAACTGATTCATTTGTTATTCAGGAATCTAGTTCTACTGTTGGATTAACTGATGCTGAAGTACTTAAGTACAATAGTATTGATCCAGTTCAGATTAGTAATACTTCTGAATTAAGGAACCCAAGATTTATCTCAAATGCAGTTTGGGATGCTGGTATTGGAACAGTTGGTGTTGCTACGTTTACTTCAGAAGTTCCCCATGAATTATCTGTTGGATCTAAAGTTGCTATTACTAATATAATATCTGGTCTTAACACAACTGGATTAGGTAATACTGGATATAATGGTGAATATACTGTAACAGGTAGAGTCTCTAGAAAAGAATTTACTGTTGGTATTAAGACAGATCCAGGTGTATTCCAAAATAATACATCTCAAAGGAATGTAGGTCTTCCAAGATATACTAGAACTGAATTTAATAATACATTATACCTTTATAAGAAGGACGAGATTCAGGAGTATAAGGCAAACGTCAAGGATGGTGTTTATCACTTAACTCTAATTGATGCTTCTAATAGTCCTAGTGTAGAACCATTCGATGAGATGAGGTTCTCACAACCTATTCAGAATCTTTACCCTCAGTTAGATCGAGATAATCCAAATTCTGATCCTGATCAGACTAGGACATTCTCTCTACCAACACCGATTGGTTTAACTGATGTAAACGATCCTAGAAATAGTATTACAAAAGAGGTTGTTAATAAAAATATTAGAGACTTTGAGGTTGGTGTTGGAATTGTTGAGATTGAATCTCATACTGGTACTGCTCATACCTTAACTACAGAACTAGATCACAACCTTAATAGAATTAATGTTGTTGCAATATCTAGTGCTGGTTTTGGATATGGAGATGGATCTGGATCTATTCAGACTCTTTATAATGCTCGATTAGTTGGTATTGGAACCTCGGTAACAGGTGACCATGCTACTGCAAACATTAAGATTAATCCTACTGGTCAGATTACTGCCGTTAAGATTATTGATGGTGGTTCTGCATATGGTATTGGTAATACACTTGCTGTTGTTGGTGTTGCTACTACAACTGGATGGCAACAGGGTGTTGTTGAGGTAACAAGAATACATGATAGTACCAACGAGATCTTGAAGGTTGAGGGTATTCGAGATAGTGTATTTGAAGATTATAACCAACTTTATAGAGTAACTAGTGTTCCTGTTGGTGAAACTAAGAAGGTAAATGTATCTTCAGCATCAACGGTATATGCTAATTACCAATTTATAGGTGAGACGGCAATAACAGGTGTCAATACTAATGGTCTGACTAATATTAATAATACTATTCTATCTGACGTTACATCCTATGTAACTGGTGAGGTGGTTGGTATTACTTCACTGACTTATAATAATACTACTGGTATTGCAAGTGCTGTTACCAATTATGCACACGGTCTATTAACCAATAATAGTGCAAGAATTATTGGATTTGATCAAGAATTATTCAATGGTGTATTTGACGTTACTGAGATCTATGGAGTTAATTCATTTGGAATTAATATTGGTGTAGGTACTCAGGCAGTAACCCCAACTGGAACTGGATGGTCATTATATCCAACAGGATATACTGCTCAAGCTGCTACTATTGATCCTGCTAATGAATTTGCATCTCCTAGATTATCCCCACAGTATGCAGGTATTACTACATCAATTACTGTTGCATTAACAGACCCAACTATCAATACACTGACAGTCTCTAATGCTCTGAATTATAACTGGAATGTTGGAGATTACCTCATTGTTGATAATGAGATAATGAGAATTAGTGAGACTGTTGTTCAGGATACAACGATTGATGTATTCCGTGGTCTATTTGGTACTCAAAAACAGAGTCACCCAATTGGATCTCAGATTAGGAGAGTTAAGTTCAAACCGATTGAATTTAGACGTAACTCAATTATTCGTGCATCAGGTCACACATTTGAATATCTTGGATATGGGCCAGGTAACTACTCCACTGCATTACCATCCAGACAGGATAGAGACTTTAAGAATGTAGAGAG